TACTAAAGGAGCATCCACACCTAAGAGATAATAGAACTCATTTAATAGCTCAAATGCTTGTACGAGAGGGAATGACAAGCGAAGAGGCATTTATAGTAGCCAACAACTTCACCAATGCAGCAAGTATAGTAAGAGCATCGTGCCGTCTACAGCAGACTAAACCAGAGCTACGAGGGAAGAAATACCAGAGCAGGGTAAACAAGGCGGAGCAGGATAGGGTGAAAGAATTGCTAGGGTATAAGCCTTATGCTAAAGATGGGGTAGTAGAAGATAATAGATCTGAGTTCAAAAAATTATCGCAAGATTTGCAAAATCATATTAACACTCACATATTTAAAAAGAAGTGATAAACATAACCAACGAAGATAATATGGCTATGATGGCTAGGTATCCAGATAACCACTTTGATTTGGCTATTGTAGACCCGCCTTATGGTATAGGAGAGGCTGCAGGTAAAAATGCAAGTAGGAATAAAGGTTTTGGAATAGGTAATAAAAAATCTAAAAAAGTTACTTTTTCTAAAGACTATGGTAACAAAAGTTGGGACGATAAATGCCCAAATAAACAATACTTTATTGAGTTAAAAAGAGTCTCTAAAAATCAAATTATATTTGGTGCAAACCATTTTATAGAGAACATACCTGCCGCAAATAGTAGCTGCTGGATTGTATGGGATAAAGACAACGGAGAAAGCGACTTTGCAGATAGTGAATTAGCTTATGCAAGTTTTAAAACTGCTGTAAGAAACTATAAATTCAGATGGAATGGTATGCTGCAGCAAGATATGAAAAACAAGCAAGTAAGAATCCATCCTACAGAAAAGCCAGTTAAGCTCTACGAGTGGCTTTTAATTAACTACGCAAAAGAAGGGGATAAGATACTAGACACGCACGGAGGTAGTCTCTCTATCGCTCTCGCAGTACACAACGTGAAGCAGATAGATAAGATGGACTTAACGCTAGACGTATGCGAGCTAGACACGGACTACTTTAATGACGGAGTAAATAGATACAATAACCACATAAAACAACTAACTATATTTTAATTATGAATAATATTACAAAAAATGAATTATTTGATATTTTTGACAAGTATGATACTTATGAATTTATTAAAGAAGGGGAATCAATACACTGTATAAAGTGGGCTGACCTAAATTATTTAGCAGACGAGTTATTAAAAAATTAACAATATTTTAAATTATGAATAACGAAAAAAGAATACATAAGCCGAAACTGTTTAACGACCATTTCCAAAACTCAAAAAGGTATAGCATACCAAAAGCCCAACTTATTATAGCAGACATTCCTTACAATATAGGAGTTAATGCATACGGTTCTAATCCTAGTTGGTATGAAGGGGGAGACAGCAAGAATGGAGAAAGCAAACTTGCAGGCAAAGAGTTTTTTGATACCGATAAAGACTTTAGAATTTCAGAGTTTTTGCATTTCTGTTCTAAGATGTTAGTTAAAGAACCTAAAGAGAAAGGTAAAGCTCCCTGTATGATTGTATTTTGTGCATTTGAGCAGCAATTTGAATTAATTAATAAGGCTAAAGAATATGGTTTAAATGGCTATATAAATTTAGTATTTAGAAAAAACTTTTCGGCTCAGGTATTAAAAGCTAATATGAGGGTAGTAGGGAATTGTGAGTATGCTATTTTACTTTATAGAGATAAGTTGCCAAAGTTTAATAACAACGGTAAAATGGTATTTAATTGCTTAGATTGGGGCAGAGATAATGAAACTGAAAAGATACATCCAACACAGAAGCCAGTGAAAATGCTTGAACATTTAATATCATTATTTACTGACGAAGGAGATGTAGTAATTGATCCTTGTGCAGGCAGTGGGTCTACATTATTAGCAGCTGCACAGATAGGCAGGAAGTCATACGGTTTTGAGATTAAAAAAGATTTCTATAATAAATCAATAGAAAGGGTACTAAAGAATATACAACCAAAATTATTTTAATTATGACAATCAAAGAAAAGGAAAAAGCTGATATGAAAATTAAGCTATGGGATTTAATAGAAAAAAGCATACCAAATGCATCTGATAATGTTGGATGGGGTAGTATGGATTCGTTATGTGATGACATAGTTTCTTTAGTTTCATATGAATTACAGGAAGAATTAAATCATTGCTATAAAAATTTAAACGGATAAACTATGAGTAAAGCCACACCCGTAATAGAGCTGACCATCCTAATAAGAAGAATACAGCACTTGATAGATCAAATAGGATTTAAAGACCAGCGACTGAGTAACACCTTAGTAACCATTAATAGAATGGTAAACGACCACACCAACTCATTCGAGAAACACAGCGATGAGGTAGGAGAAGGAATTGACAATTTAACAGAAGAGTATTTTAAACTTTTAGACAGTATAGAATTATGATAGACACAAGCAAAAGACCAAAGATAAACCCGTATGTATTTGCAGGATTGGTAGACGGACACTACGGATTAAAGAGTGAGGACTATATCCTAGATATAGTATGCAGACACTTCAATGTAACTAAGTACCAGATAGCCAGTGCAAGCCGCAAGAGGAACTTTGTGCTACCAAGGCACGTGATATGTCACTTTATAAAGAAGTACACTCTAATGAGTCTTAAAGATATAGGCTGGTTTATGGGGGGCAGGGATCACAGCACGATTATTCACGCCATTACTGCAATCGATAATCTAATCAAAACAGATAAGGCATTCGGTAGAGAGTACCAACTAATAGAGGATAAGTTATAATGGGTAAAATTAATCTTACTAGGCTAAGCAAAGAAGAGGCAAGAAAAAAGGGAGCTCACTATGATATATTTGTAGAGGCACCATACACACACAAATTAATTAAAACAGAAATGAAAAAAGAAATACCAGATACTAAAGATTAAAAGCGTATATTCGCAGTAAGTTATTACCGTGCAGGGCTAAATATAACAAAGATAATAAGACCTCAGGGGATTCGCTGCACCGATGAACCTAAGGTCTTTTTTTATGCAAAAAATTTACAATGAAAGTACACGTAGAAATATATGATTCAAACAATGATTTACCCAAAGACGTAGTAGCACACAAACACTGGAAAAAATTAATTGTATTAGTTGGTAGAGATATGCACCCAGAAGATGCAGCTAATGAGATGTTCTTAGACGGTGGCAGTAAAACATTCTTATACCCTAAGCATCATAGTATGGTTAAGGTCGGGCATTATTTAGACAATACAGCCCTATACTCTGAAATTGATAATGATATTCTTAAAGAATTATTAAGCCAAAATTATTTTAAGATTGAATATGTAATTATTACAGAGGAGAATATAAAAGTTCTTGCATCTGTTTGCACTCACCCTATTGATTTAGTCTAATTATGAAGAAAACAAAAAGAAAGGCATTTAATTTTATGCGTAGCTATTTTGATGTTCTTAATGAACTAAAAGAAGATAGCGACAAACTAAACTTTTTGATGTCAATAATTAATAAGCAATTCTTAAACGAAGATCCAAAAGAATTAGATTTTGTAGTTAAACTATGCTATGAGAGTCAAAGACATTCTATAGAATCTAGTGTAAAGGGTTGGGTAAGAGCTGCTAAGACTGACTTAGAGGGCAACCCTATAACTGACCCCGTGACGGTCACCCCCACCCCCCTAGGGACTGACCCCCAGACCCACCCCAAGGAAGAGGAAGAGAAAGGGGAAGTAGAAGAAGAAGAGAAAGTAAAAGAGAAAGAGAAATTAAAAAAGAGTAACGAATTAGTTAAACTTGAATTTCTTAACTGCTCTGAACAATACTTTACAGACAAAGCTAGAATATTGAAAGTATCAGTAGCCACTATTAAAAAAGAGGCGGAAGAATTTTGGCTAGACAACTACCAAGATAGTGCAGACAAACTTTCCTTTAATGATGTAAGGAGGCACTTTGGAAACTGGGCAAAGAAACAAGACATAAAAGATATATCAGACATACGCAGAAGAATACCTATAAACTAATGATAAGCGAGATAATATATTGCATAGGTAGCCAGAAGGTACACACAGTAGAACTTAGAGGGCAAAATGAAAACGCTATTGTTTGTCCTGAGTGCAGCCATTCAAGAAAAAAGAAAACTGATAAGTGTTTAGGATACAACTATGAGAAAGAAATAGGGCATTGCAACCACTGCGAGGAGAGATTTGTAAAGTATAAAGAGTTTGAAAAAAAGCAGGATTACTTTGTACCAGCATTTGATAACCGCACAGAGCTAAGTGATAAGGCTTTGCAGTGGTTCTTATATAAAAGGCTAATAGGTCAAACCACACTAAGCAAAATGAACGTTAGTAGCTGCTCTGAGTTTATGCCACAGACAGGCAAAGAAATGAATTGCATAGCATTCCCATTCTACAGAAATAGTAAGTTAGTAAATGTTAAATTTAGAGACGGCAAAAAGAATTTCAAACTATCTAAAGGTGCTGAGGTTATTTGGTATAACTATGATGCTATAAAATCAAATGAAGTAATCATAACAGAGGGCGAGATAGATGCACTGACATTTATTAATGATGGATTTGATAACGTTATTAGCGTGCCTAATGGTGCAAGTGTAGGATCAATGGACTATCTAAACATCGAAGAACTAAAGCACGTAGAACAGTTTTATTTAGCAGTAGATAATGATAGCAAAGGTTTACAGTTAAGAAATGAATTTGTTAGAAGGTTAGGTGCTGAACGCTGCAAGGTGTGTACATTCAAAGAGTACAAGGATGCTAACGAATACTATGTAAAAAATGGTCACGGCTCTTTAAAAGATGTATTAGATAACGCTAAGCATCCAAAGGTAGAAGATGTAATAACCTTAGAAGATTTTGAAAAGGATGCAGATTATCTTTTAGCTAACGGATTAGTAAAAGGTTTAGGGCTGGGAATAAATAAGCTAGACGATCACATAAGATTTGAAACGAGTAGAGTAATGGTAGTAACAGGCGTGCCATCAAGTGGTAAATCAAACTTTGTAGACTTTATTAATTGCAGGCTAAATGTTTTATACGGTTGGAAGGTGGGGTATTGGTCGCCTGAGTCTGCACCATACGAGAGCCATTTAGCAAGCATAGAGAGCATATTAGTAGGTAAGACGTATGATGCGAAGTACATCAAACCAAGTGAGCATATAAACGCTAAGAACCACATTAGGAAAAACTTCTTTTGGATTAACCCAGATAACGTGTATGAAACAGATCCGATACTTGCAAAGTTTGAATTTATGGTTAAGGCTCACGGGGTTAAAATAGTGTGTATAGATCCATTTACCAATATATCTACAGACGAACCTAACGAGCGAAAGTTTATAAAAGACTTACTTAATAAGCTGACTAGGTTTGCAAAGAAATTTGATGTACTGGTGCAGCTAGTGGCACATCCTAAGAAGATGGAGCGAAATAAGGAAGGTGTAATACCTATCCCTTCAATGTATGACATAAGCGGTAGTGCTGACTTCTGGAATAAATGCGACTATGGCATAGCATTAGGACGTGAGTATGACATAGAAAACAGAAAGCTATTAAGTAACGGTACAGTAGTAGTACACAAAGTAAAGCTAAAGACATTAGGAGAAACAGGGGCATTCGATTTTGATTATGATCTAATGAATAACAGATACAGAAGTCAATATAAAGAAAGTGATATTAGTAGCTGGTTAGAAAGTAATGAGCCTACTCAGATAGAACTAATAGAAAACAACGACCAAGATATAAAACCATATAACCCAGAAGATGACATACCATTCTAAATAAATACAAAAGATAATAAGCGACATAGGTAAGGATATGATTGTAAATTTTAAAGGAGACGATGTAAAAGAGCTACGCATTAAAATAAAGCTATTAGCAGAAATAGAAAGTAAGATCACAAGTAAGCTATCCACTATTTAGAATCATTCCACTAGATAAAACAAACTAAATTTGAATATGAATATAATAAATTTTAGCGGAGGGC